TGTGGTTAATTACGACAAGTTCCAATATGTTGAGCCTGTGGATAACCAACGACTCACCAACGACTCCGCGTATCTAATAAATAATACTAATACACTAATATCTAATATATCACAAAAGAAGTCTAGCAAGGAAGATTATAAAAAAATTGGGGAATGGGGAGAATATACTATCTTGCTAAAAGACTCTAAAAAATATCTAAAACATAAATGGAAAGATGAGCCTCTGAAAGAATACCAATGAGTGCGATATTAAGAATATTCAAATATGTCAGAAAAAGATTGATTAATCTGTCTATTGAAAATAAAAGGTTAAAGATGCAACTTGAATTTTACAAAGCTATAGTAGAAAGCGATAATAGTAAGAAGCATTAAATGGTCAGAAAAAAGTCAAAATTTAGACACATTTCAATATCGAATAAGAAATATTACTTTTATGAGATTAAATGGTACGATATTCTTGGAGATTCAGGCCATGCTGGAACTAAAGAATTTGATAATATGAAACCAGCCCTAATGACAACTACAGGCTATGTCTATTCTAAAGATAACAAACATCTAAAAACATTTGCTAGTTATGATGAGAATGAAGAATCTTTTAGTGATAGAAATGTCTTTCCTATTGGTTGCATAAAAGAGATGAAAAAGATAGAAATATAAGATTATGAAAAACGACAAAAATAAGGCAGTTGACACAAAAGAGTCTAAATCTATTGGGCGACCCAAGAAAGAACTAGATAAAGATGTTATCGCAAAATTAAGTCAGATAGGTTGTACACAAGAAGAAATAGGTTCTGTTGTAGGAATATCTGCTAGAACATTACAAAGACGATATGCCGATTTAGTAGCAGAAAACAAAAATATTGGTAAAGCTAGTCTTAGAAAGAAGCTATGGGAGAAAGCCCTTAAAGGCGACCCTAAGCTACTTATATGGCTATCTAAGAACGAACTTAACATGGTTGATAAGATACACACCACACAAACTGTTGAACCTCTACCATTAATAATTGATGCTAAAGCTGACGAGGTAAATGGCTAAACAAAAATTCACGCACTTCATACCAAGAGATAAACCACCAAAGCGAGGTGCTGGAAAACATAAGAAGAACAAAAACAAACAAGAAAAACGACAACAAAAACAAACTAGATACAAAGGACAAGGAAGATAATATGAGTGAACTTATTGGAGAGAATACATTTTTAAAATTAAGACAACAAAAAGATCAGATGAAAGCAGAGTTAGAACAAGTAAAAATTCAAAGAGATATAGCTTTGAGAAGACAAAAGAAACTTGAAGATGCTGTAAAAGATTTAAGAAAGTTGGTAGAGAGTGGAACAGAAGCGAAGTAACTTTTATCCTAATGGAGAAATAATAGATTATTCTTTACCTCAATCATTTCAAAAAAGTTTAAAAGCAGAGGCTTGTGGTAATTGTGGACTCTACAGTAATAAACGATCATTCTGTGGTCGTTGGGGTGCTAAAGCTGTTAAAGATAATTACATTTGCTCAGAATGGCGTAAGCGTCACTTTAAGAGATAATGCAATTATTTAATGATGATTGTTTAAAGGTATTACCAACGATACCAGAGAATAGTGTTGATTTAATTATAACTTCTCCACCATATGATAATATGAGAGATTATAATAATTCATCAATTTGGACTTTTGATATATTTAAAAATATTGCAAATCAATTACAAAGAGTCTTAAAAGATGGTGGTGTAATTGTTTGGATAGTCAATGACACAACAATAAAAGGGAGTGAAACAGGAACTTCTTTTAAACAAGCATTATACTTTAAAGAGATTGGTTTAAATTTACATGATACTATGATTTGGCAAAAGGAAAGCAATCCTTTTACTCATAAAAATAGATACATAAATGTATTTGAATATATGTTTGTATTTTCTAAAGAAAAGCCAAAAACTACTAATCTCATTAAAGATAGAAAAAATAAATATGGTGGAACTAAAAAACATGGTAATCAAAGAGAAAAAGATGGAACTCTTAAATTGCCTAGTAGAATGGGAAAACAAATAAAAGAATATGGTTCAAGATTTAATGTTTGGCAAATTAATTCAGAAAAACAAAATAAAACAGGACACCCAGCAGTATTTCCAATTAATTTAGTTCAAGATCATATAAAAACTTGGTCTAATGAAAATGATATAGTTTTAGATTGTTTTATGGGTAGTGGAACAACAGGATTAGCTTGTAAAAATCTTAATAGAGATTTTATTGGTATAGAAATAGATAATCAATACTTTGATATTGCTAAACAAAGAATAGAATCAACATTATTTTAATTTATTAATTAACCTATCTGTGATATTTAGTCTTTTATGGCTAAATACAAAAACAAAACTGTTAAACTTAACAAACCTATGCGTGGAGATGTTAAGAAATTTAAAGTCTTTGTTAAGAATAGAAAGACAGGCAGAGTAGTCAAAGTTAATTTTGGCGATAAGAAACTATCTATCAAAAAAAATATTCCAGCTAGAAAAAGATCATTTATGGCTAGGTTTCGTCCTATCTTGGCTAAAGCTAAAAGGTCAGGCAAACAATTAAATACAACTCCTGTATATTGGGCAGTTAAATCATGGCAAAAAGGGTTTAAAGTATAATGGATAAGATGGTTTATAAATTCTTTGGTCTAATAGATAACTGTTTTGCATGGATAGAAAGCAAATTTAAAAAGAAGAAAAAAAGATGAGAGATATTAAATATTTAGAATCGTTTAAGAAACATGCAGAAAAGAAGTTAAAAGAAATGAACTTATTTAGATATTTAAAAAAAGAAGTAGAGGCTAATGCAAATGGCACTAGAGAGTATGTAATTAAAAAAGGTATTAACAAAGGCAAAGTAGCTAAATAATTATGGGTAGGATTATGAACTATTATTTTACAGGAATATTGATTTTAGGATTTGTATTTTTAGCATTTTGCATGAAACCACTATGAAAATATCTGACAACACATCTGTTGCATTACCATTAAGAAATCTCATGGCGATTATAGGCACAGTTGCAGTAGGTGTTTGGGCTTACTTTGGTGTGATTGAAAGAGTTAATAATTTAGAAACTAAAAACCAATTATTTGAACAAGATTTATTAGAAGCAAGTTCGCAAAAACCTATAGATCAAGAACAATTTATGCTTATCGAGGACTTATATAAAACAACTGAAAAACTAGAAACCACTCAAGAACAAAACATGACTAATAAAGTTAATATTGAGTTTCTTAAAGATCAGGTTGAAAAGCTACAACGAGATGTAGAAAAGTTAAAAGATAAACAAAGGGATTTTGCAAATGGAAACAATCATTAGTAGTGTCGTTGCTTTGTGTATGTTTGTGGCTGGAGAACTACAAGAACATAGAATCCAAGATAAAATGTCAGATTGTTTAAAGGGTAAAAGAGAAGCTGAAAGAAATGCTAACAGTAATATCGAATATAAGTGTGGCAAAGTAAAAGCTGAATTAGAAGAAAATATAGATGGAAGTAAGTCAATTAAAAAGATAGTATCCAAAGAATGAAATTTGTTTTAGCTTATACTATCTGCTCTGCCATAACAGGATTCTGTAATACACCAGCAGTACACCCTATAAAATTTGACACTTGGACAGATTGCACTAAAGCTGGTGCTACTGTTACAATTAAAGTTACTAACGAGTATCAACAAAAATTTAACGAGGACAAATTATACATATCTTACTTTTGTAATGAAAATCACTCTGACAAAACCCCAACTTAAAGTTTCAACAAGTAAATCAAGGTTTAGAGTTTTAATATCAGGTCGTAGATTTGGTAAAACTTATTTAGCTGTAACTGAAATGATGAAATATGCCTGTCAGCCAAATAGAAGAATCTGGTATGTAGCACCTACATTTAAAATGGCCAAAGAGATTGTATGGGGAACTCTTAAAGAGATGCTTAATCAGTTTAATTGGATAGAGGATATTAACGAAACTACAATGACAATAACTATTAGAAAAACTAATAGTCAAATATCATTAAAGGGTGCTGATAACTATGATTCACTTAGAGGTACAGGATTAGACTTTTTAATCTTAGATGAGTTTGCAGATATAGATAAGCGTACTTGGTACGAAGTCTTGAGAGCAAGTATATCTGATAGATTAGGCCATGTACTATTTTGTGGAACTCCAAAAGGTTATGGAAATTGGTCTTATGAATTATATTTAAAAGGTAAGCAAGATAACGATTGGGCTTCTTATCAATTTACAACTATTCAAGGTGGGATAGTATCGCCAGAGGAAATAGAACAAGCTAAACAAGATATTGATATTAGAACTTTTAGACAAGAGTTTGAGGGTACATTTGAGAATTATGCTGGTAGTGTTTATTATAATTTCCACCCTGTAGATAATGTTGTTAAGCGAGAGATAGATTGGGAGAAACCTTTACATATTGGCATGGACTTTAATGTCGATCCCATGTCAGCTTGTGTTGGACAGATAGAAAAAGATAAAGTTTATTTTGTAGATGAAGTAATCATTTATGGAAGTAATACTGATGAAATGGTGCAAGAACTTAGAGATAGATACGGAACTAAAATGCAAATATTTATATATCCTGACCCAGCATCTAAACAAAGAAAGACATCTGCTGGTGGAAGAACTGATTTATCTATTTTACAGAACGCTGGATTTAAAGTTAAGGTTAAACATAAACACCCAGCAATAAGAGATAGAGTCAATGCTGTGAATAGTAGGCTCAAAGATTCTAATGGCGAAAGACACATTTTTGTTTCACATTCTTGCAAAACATTGATAAAAGGGTTACAAAGGCAAATATACAAAGAGAATACAAATATTCCTGACAAGGAAGATGGATTCGATCATATGAATGATGCACTTGGATATATGATTGATTATTTAAAACCATTAACTACTCAGGCAAGATTTAATTCTCCTACAAGATGGACAATGAAGTAATTTATGGCATACACTAGAGATCAAGCATTAGACACCCACAAAGACTACTCCGAAACAATTAATAATTGGGAGTATTATATTAGATCATACAATGGTGGCTATGACTATATGATTGGCCAATACCTAAACAGATATAATTTAGAATTAGATAACGAGTTCAATCAAAGACTAGCTAACACTCCATGCGATAATCATTGTAAAAATATTATTCAAATTTATTCTTCATTCTTATTTAGAGTTAGACCAAGTAGAGATTTTGGTTCTATGCAAGATGAACCTAGTTTAGAATCTTTCTTAAAAGATGCTGACCTTGAGGGTAACAATTTAAACTCTGTAATTAAACAAGCACAAAATTATGCGTCTATTTATGGTCATTGTTTTTTAATGTTAGATAAACCTAATGTAACTACAAACACTAGAGCCGAAGAATTAGATCAAGATATTAGACCATACTTATCAATCGTTACTCCTGAGAATGTTTTAGATTGGAACTTTGAAAGACAAGTTAATGGTAAGTATGAATTAAACTATTTAAAAGTCAGAGAAGAAGTAGATAGAAATGGTGGAACATACATGAGAATTTGGTATCCTGATAAAATCGATACTATCTACATGGAAGAACGAGAAGAACCTAGATTAATAGATAGCGTTCCTAATATGATTGGTAAAATACCAGCAGTTATTTTATACAATGCTAAATCACACAAAAGAGGAATAGGTCAATCAGATTTAACTGATATTGCTGATCTACAAAAATCTATCTACAACGAATACTCTGAAATGGAACAATTAATCAGATTAACTAATCACCCATCATTAGTTAAAACTCCAAGCGTAAATGCTAGTGCTGGTGCTGGTGCAGTAATTGAAATGCCTGATGAATTAGAGCCAAACTTAAAACCATATTTACTTCAACCATCTGGCCAGAACTTACAAGCTATTATGGAATCTATAAACAGCAAAGTAGATTCAATAAATAGAATTGCACACACGGGTGCTGTTAGAACTCAAAAGACAGGAATAACATCTGGTGTTGCATTACAAACAGAATTTGAATTATTAAATGCTAGACTATCAGAAAAAGCTGACAACTTACAAATAGCAGAAGAACAACTATTTAGATTATATGCTTTATTCCAAGATGCTACATTTGATGGAGAAATTAATTACCCAGATTCATTTAACATTAGAGATTACGCAAGTGATCTTATGTACTTCCAACAAGCTAAAGCACTTAACATTGGTTCATCTACATTTGCTAAAGAAGTTGATAAAGAAATTGCAAGAGCAGTTATTGATGATGATGAGAAGTTAAACGAAATATTTGATGAGATAGACCAAGCATCAGAAGTAGGTCAATTCACACAAGAAGAAGTAGAACAAGAAGATCAAGAAGTAGAACAAGAGCAGATATAAAAAAGGCGACCATTAAGATCGCCTATTTCATTAGTTAGTTAATTAATTAATTTTTATGTAATTGATTTGCATAAACATTTGTCATTATGCCAGAATTGTTATCGACACAAACTACTCCATTATCATATACATCTTCAATAATAACTTTTTCGTTCATTTCTAATAAATTATAATTTTTATTGTTTCCAACAAAAATACAATTATCTCCTTTTTGTAGGATTATATTATTTTTACTTATTGGTTTGATTGTCATGTTTCTCTCCTTTTTTTTATATATAAATATTAGTAAAAATTGATATAAAGGTCAAATAAATTAAAACCTAGTAAATGCTAAACTTTTAGTAGAACAAAATTAGAACAAATGGCAGATATAGTCAAAGACGCAACCCTTTATCGAATCAAGCAAATAGAACTTGCAGAAGCTGAATATTATAAATCATTAATCACAACATTAGACAGAATAGAACGAGAAGTAGTATCTCTTGCTAGTAGATTACCTTTAACAGATGGTAAGTTAATTGAACTGCAATCAGCTATAGCAATCAGGCCACAGATAAAAGCTATCTTAGAAAGAGAATATCTTAAATGGTCAGATACAGTTGTTAGAGAGGGTTTTAATAAACAAGCTAAACGAATTGAAAAAGCATTTAAAAGAATTGGTAATATTCCTGTAGAGTTTCAAGAACTAACAAAAGGCGATCTAGCATTAGTACAAAATCTAAAGCAACAATATTTTACACAGTTTAAAGATGTATCAAATACATTTACAAGAAGATTATCAGAAAAGGTTTATCAAAATACATTAGTTGGTAGCGAGTTTGCAGTATTAGAAAAAGAACTTAGACAAACTATCAATGGTATTTATGCTAGTTCAGATGACCCAGAAATAACTAGATTAGTTGATTTTGTTAATGAGAATAAGTTTGTAGAATCTCAACAATCAGCAGTTGATAAAGCAGTTCAAACATTACAATCTAAATTTGCTAGAGATAGGGCTGGAGAAAATATGAAAAGATATGCTGGTCAGATATTAAACGATTCACTAAGAGATTTTGATGCAACATTAAACTTTAATAAATCTCAAGACGCTGGTTTAACTTATGTAAAATATTATGGAGATGTTATTCCAACAACTAGGGAAATTTGCAGAAATGTAATTAATGGAGTATATAACAAGAGGAAAAGTGGACTTTTCACAATTGATGAAGTCAATACACTTTGGGCAAGTAGAAGTTGGTCAGGTAAAAAATCTGGCAACCCTTTAATAGTTCGAGGTGGTTATAACTGTCGTCATCAATGGTCTTATGTCAATCCTGATTGGTATGACAGCAAAGGCGAACTAATAATATAACAATAGGAGAACAAATGTCCGAAGAACAAACAAATGTTGCACCAGAAGTACAAGCAACTGAAACACCAAAAGAAGAAGTAAAAGTAGAAACACCAAAACAAAATACTTTCACTCAAGAACAATTAGACAACATAATCAAAGCTAGACTTGAAGCAGAAAAATCTAAGTATGAAAAAAAACTTCAGGAAGAAGAAAAACAAAAAGCTGAAATCTTAAAACAAAAACAATTAGAAGAAGCTAAGACTAAGCAAGACTTAGAAAAGATTATGCAAGAAAGATTATCTGAAAAAGACTCAGAGTTACAAAGAGTTAAAGATCAGATTAAAAAAGAAAAAGTAGATAATTCAATACTATCTGTTGCATCTTCAAACAAAGCTATTAGCCCAGCACAAGTTGTTGCTTTACTAAAAGATGAAGTGAAGTACACAGATGATGGTCGTATAGAAGTAGTTGATAATAATTCTAATGTACGATATAACGCAAATGGAGAACTACTTACAATTGAAGATCGAGTTAAAGAGTTCTTAGATAGCAACCCACACTTCCGTCAAGGGTCTCTGTCTGGTTCAGGAAGCCAGAGTGCTATTGGTGGTAAAACTGTTAAACCTTTTAATCTACAGGACTTGGACTTAACAAAGCCAGAAGATCGTAAAGCCTATGCAGAATATAGGAAGAAACGAGATTCAGGTGCTGTTGAGATTAACTTAAAACAATAACCTTAATAGGATAATAAAATGGCAAACGAAAGCACAAGTTCTACTCTATCGGAACTATACACAGAGATAGTAGCAGAGGCTCAATTCGTAGCATCTGAAAAATCCATCATGAGAAACTTAGTTAAAAACTATGCTATCACTGGTGGTGGAAAAGCAGTTGAAGTACCAGTTTATGCACAAGTAAGTGCGGCGGCTG